ATCCTTGTGACGGGATTGACAGATGAACTTTTGTAGGTGTTTTTGTCCTTTAAGACAGCCCCAGCCCCACGGCCCAACTCGCCACACCTTACGCCCTGAACGCTCAATGTGGCTCTTAAAGGCAATGGCATCAGCGACCTTGACTTGCTCGATGGGGCTACGCCCCTTTGCGCTCGGAGTGTTTGACCATGTGCGCCAAGTCTGACGATGGATGCCAAGACCACCTGTGTAGGACTTTGTCGAATGTTGCCAGTTGCCGCCAGTTTCGCACCGGGCTAACTGATCGTAGTAAGCGTCTGGCAGTACGCCTTTGTATTTGGCATGTGAATCAGAAGCCGCACTTGCGTGGGCTGGGGTGAATAGGGCGAGGATAAGCGTTAGTGCCATGAGTTTCTTAATCAACTCTCTCAACTTCTGTAGGCGGCCCCCATGAATGCCAAGATTCTGCCCGTTGGCAGACTTGGGTGTAAACAATCAGGCCTGTGGACAAGTCCGTAAAGACTTGCACCATGGTTTTCTTATCTTTAGACCTTAGGGCGATATAGCCCCATGTGGGAATCATGGTCGGTTTGCCATCATTTTGAGCCATAGCCAGCATGAGACCCAACCCATTATGAAACTGTAAATAAACTGTGTGTCAGTCATTAAAGGCCCTGCCAGACACGAATAGGGCGTCGGTGGCACTCTGGTCGCATTGACTTGCTGTAACGCTCTGTAGGGGCGCACAAGCGCTCTGCTGAGGCTTTACGCATCACAGCACCCATGGCTCGTGGCTCGTGGGTTGTAAGTGTTGGGTGCAGGTCGTTCATCCATTGCCAAATATCATCTGTGGTGAAGTCGTGACGCTCGATGGATAACATCCCAACAATTTTGAGGGCTTCTATTGACCACAGTTGATCAGCGTTTAAGCCGACACGCTCGATGGATTCTTCAGCAAGTGCAATGGCCAGTGGCACATCGAATAGTGACGGTTGGTCTGTCATGGTGTTTCCTTTGTTTAAGCCCTTTGAGTGGCTATGAATCACTATACACATTTTGAGAAGTCGGTGGGGGATTTCGCCAATGGAAACAAACTACTGTCCCCCACCTAGCCCCAGCACCGCTCAAACAGTGGCTGGGAGTCCTTGTCAGGCTGGCTTTAACCTTCTGTATTCAGCCTCAAAATGTTCCAAATCTTGCTTTTCCAGTTCCAAATGTATCCACATCCCACCTGTGCCAGCACTTTCCTCTTTGGTTTTGTACTTAACGACCCCTGCCATGCCTTCACCACGAGAGCAACGATAGCCAGCACCATACTTCGTGCCGGGCATCTTGTAGAAATGCACTTCCTGAACTTTTAAGGTTAGGGAGTTTGTGACAAAGAATGTCCAGATGGCTTCAAGCACTTTGATGTCACTGTGCCCGATATCCATGGCGTAGCCCGTGGCATGGGTGCTCAGATTGGGTTTGTCTCGCATAGGGCGATTGACATAGGTGCCAAGGTTGGTGACCTTCCAGCGCTTTTGGCATAACTCTAGGCACTTGGCTGTGATCGGCTGGGTGGTTTTGCCATCCCATGCTGGGTAGTACCTGTACGGTCTGACAGCCATTATGAGTTTGATGGGGACAGCACTTTAACTGTTGCCGTTCCTGTGCTGGCAATGGCGTAAAGTTTTTCTTGTTCATCCATGAATATCTGTTGAAATCCGTTTTTAGGTTCGTCTAGTCCGTCGGTGGCTGACACATTAGAGCCGCCGATGTGGATGTCGTGTGTGGTGGCTTGGATGTAGATGGTTTGGCTGCCAAAACTGGTGCTGTGAATTAGCACTGGTGTAACAGCCCCTACTGTGTAAACGGTTGTTTTCATTGGGGGTCTTTCGGTTTATCTTTGAGGCCGTTGCCTGCCAGCAAGCCAATAAGGCCGCCGGACAATGTAAGCAACATACTGCTAAGCACTGATATTTGGGCAGCATCTAGTTCGGCCATTTTTTCAGGCTGAGTCACAAAGAGCAGGCCGTAAAGGATTGTAAACACTGAACCTACAAATGAAAGCGTTAGGCCAATGGCCACAATCATGACGATTCGGGCTTTAATTTCTTCATTGCTGTGTCTGTTGTCTGGTTTCATCGGCATTTTGCTCCTGTTGCGTATCGTGGGGCTGTGGTTGTGTCGGGTGAGATGGTGTTAGTGACGCTCGAAAGGGCTTTGTTTTTAGTTGGTGGGCAGTTAAGGCGTTCACGGTCTGCGCAGGCTGTGAGAGATGCACAAATCACCAATAGAATCAGGCTTTTACGCATCATGCTGGGCCAATGTCCTCGATTGTTATTTGTCCCGGCGCTGTTGCGCTTCGGGTTGCTGTTGCTGTGCCTGAGGAACAAGCGAGACTGGCAACAATGACTGTGCTGCCTGCTGTTAATGTCCCAACCCATACAGTGTTCATTGAGAATGACACGGCTGTTGCTGGTGCGTTTTGCATAATGCCTAACTGGTATCTAGCGCCTGCAAGGTTGGTCAATCTAATAGCGCTGGTAACAAATGCGCCTGCTGTCGCTGGTGTTGTCACTTGTGGTTCGTAGTAGGTGATGCGGTAGTAGCGGTTCGCTACGGCTGTGAAAGTGCTGGCTGTTAGTTGTATTTCTTCGGCGGTGATTGTTGCATCGTTGGCGGTGGATTGTGCGAAAGCGACTATGCCACGTGGAAACTGATTACATTCTTGGGCGGTCAGCACTTGACCAGCAAGGAAATTGTCGTTGGGCGAGATTGCCATGGGTTATGGCCTTTCTGGGAATGTGACGGTTGGCGCTGGTTCCCATGTTGCTGGGAAGTCCCTGAGGGCTTGGCGGTAGTCGCCCCATGCGGTTTTGTCGGTTGGTGCGTCTGTAAGCATTGCCCAATCTGAGGCGATGAGTAGCGCATCTCGGCGTAGTCTCATTCGTTCAATGAGCCATTCATCGGGGGCTGTGGTTTCGTGGTCTGCTAATAAATTCATCATGCTGCCTGATAAGTAATGTTCCATAAAAATTGGTCGCCTGTTGCCCAAGTAAAAGGCGTTGTGGCGTTCGCCGATGTGTTTTCAACAATTTGTGAGCCTGACACTGAGTAAACTCTTGTGCGTACCGTCGTTGTGCTTCCGATACTAAAGACAGCGCCCCGATACCAAGTGCTGGCAGAAGTGTCAAACAAATTTAATTCACCCATTGGTACACCATTAAGGCCAGAATAGGTAGAGGAACATGAAATAGGCAAGTCAATGTTCACGGTTCCCGTCACTGCACTTGTTGTCCCTAAAGTAAAGTAGCCCACATAGTGCACAAAGTTATTAACACGGGCGTATCTGGTTACAAATGTGCCGTTACCTACCGTCACCCCTGCAAAAGTCGGCGTAAAAGCCGTGTAGGTGCCTAGAACGGTGTTGCCGATAGCAACCTTCGCCTCAAGCGCCTCCACAGCATCGTTAATATCCGAGTGCTGCTGGGCATGATTAGGCGAAGTCAGCAGGCTAGTGCTGGTCGGGTTTGTAAACACATCAAGCGTTGTGGGGTATGTAATAGCCATTATGGGTATCCTAATCTGTTGCCGTTATCTGCAGTGTCATCATTGTAAACATAGCCTGCCTCGTTGTAGTCCATAGGCGTATTGTAAATAATGCCTGTTCCGCCAAGGATTCCGAACACTGTTGAGTCCAAAGTAAAGGCTGTGCCCAGCGACGGCGACAGATACAACTGAACGGCAGCATGATCAATGTAGAAGGTTGTGTTAATGCCTTGAATCTGGGCAGTTGCAGTGGTCCCTCTAAAAATAATTGTGACCGAAGCCCCCAAATTCATCGCTAAATTGCCAGCAGACAAATCATTAAGGTTTGAAAGTTTGCTGATATCAGTGCAGTTGTCACTTAAATTAGTGTTTGTAGAAATTGAATACGGCGATGCAATATCAATCGATTTCGTAGAAAGTATAAAGTTGGCAAGGTTTAAAGCCTGTGTTGCGTCAAGGGCGTAAGTGTCGTACACGAGCGTGTTGTATGGGGCTGTTCCACTTGTGGCGCTTTGGGTTGCATTACCGGGTGAAACCACTTGGACTTGTTTGAATGTGTTTTGTACGGAACTTGAATACTGCAAATTAGAAAACTTGAACGCTCCGACAGTGCCTGCATCTGAGAAGGTGTAGTTCACATTTCCTTGCCCAGCAGGAAAAGTAGTGACAGTGCTTGTAAGGGGGGGAAAAAAAGTATCGCCAACTCTATTGTTGTCCACATCGTCAATTAAATACTGTTGTGTGCGTAGCAGTGTGTTTGTTAAATCTAAAGTGCCGCCAGTAAATGTTTGTCCGGTACTAGAAACAGTGCTGGGAATGTAAGTAAATGCACTTACATTAAAAGACAGTGCAAAATCAAAAACTGTTGTATCTACTAACTGACTTGGAAACGAATAGTTAGATAGCGATTGTTTTCCTAAAGCACCAGTAGGGCCAGTGGCAGTAATAGTTATCCGGTCTGCTGGTGCGTAGCCGCTAACAGTGTCGTAGGGAAACTGATATTGGCGATTGATGTCGGATATGATGCCGACAAAATAGGCAGGAGAATCTGCGTCGTTGGCATCTCGCACATCTATAACTTGACCCACAGCGAGAGGCAATGCGTAACTAGTTGCTGGGATTAATTCTATTGTGCAACTTGATTGGGGAAAGTTGTCTTGGAAACGCTGACGGCCTCGGCTTATAGATATTGATTGGATACCTGTTAGTGCAGTGTAAGAAACACCAAGGTCGTTAGACTCGGCATAACTTACTGTTGGTGTTGTGTACGGCATTAGGCGCTAACCCTGATGGGTACCGAACCGTTTAGTTGCATATAACGGCGTAGGGCATCTACCACTGCTTGTGGGTCGCCACCATTGACATTGATTGTGACATTATTGCCGCCACCCATGCCAAACTCGCTCATGCGGTCGAGAGGAATTATTGCTTCTGCACCCGCTTCCCCGGCAACGATACTGGTAGCACGAGTTACGATGCCGCCCTCTGCCATTGGAGTTCCCATACCCAAATTTGCGCCTTGAAGGTAACGGGAAATTTCTGTTTGTAAGTCAAGGATGGCCTCAGGTGTCATAGCCCCAACAGCAGCGTTAATGACATCGAATTGGTCAAGGTTGGGATTAGCCAGCACAACTTCAACAGTTTTGATTGTGTCGTTAATACCTTTCAAAAACTGAGTGGCTGATGAGACACCAGCGCCGT